TTCTCGATATGATGACAAAAAAGGTGAAGAAAATAGCTATTGTAATGGATGAAATAGATGGGATGAATAATGGCGATAAAGGAGGTATAACAGCATTAATTAAGTTGATACGTCAAAAGAAGACAAAAAAACAAAAGTTAGAACATTCAACAATGAATCCAATTATATGCATAGGTAATTATTGTATAGATAAAAAAATTCGTGAGCTAATGAAAGTGTGTAATACATTTGAAATAAAATTACCTACACAAACCCAAATAAAACAAATACTAACAAATATTATCCCAGATTTGAATAATTCAAATAAAATAAAAAAACTTTTGGATTATATACAATGCGATGTTCGTAAATTGAATTTTATATATGATATTTATAAAAAGAAACCGGAATTATTAGAAGACGACTCGCTATCTTTAATTTTTCAACAAAAATCAAACAATGAAGATTCTAAACGCATTACACAAACTTTGATAAATAATTATATTCCATTAAATAGCCATAACCGTTTTATGAATGAAACAGAAAGGACTATTGTAGCATTATTATGGCATGAAAATATTGCTGATATGATAGAAAAGTATGATAAGAGTAAATCGGTTCCAATATATGAAAAAATATTGAATAAAATGTGTTATGCTGATTATATTGATAGGATTACTTTTCAGAATCAAATATGGCAATTTAATGAAATGAGTTCTCTAATGAAGACCTTTCATAATAACAAAATATATCACGATAACTTTCCTGAAAATAAAGATAAATTTCAACCAAGTGAAGTTCGTTTTACAAAGGTTTTAACAAAGTATTCAACAGAATACAATAATATGGTCTTTATTTACAATTTATGTCAAGAACTAGACTTGGATAAATATGATTTGATTTCAATGTTTCAAGAAATACGGTTATTACAAAATGACAATAAACTATCATATGCTGAATCTATAAACGAAATTGAAAAAATATTTGAAAATTATAACATTAATAAATTAGATATACAACGCATATATAGATATATAGATAAGAGTGTAAAAAAGGACCAAGTAAATAATGATATTGAAGAGGCAGATTAAATTGATGAAATTACAATAATTTCACCAATTAGCAAAAAATATTTATGATTTATTATTTTCAGTTTTTAATTTTTCATTTTCACTCTGACAAAGACTAAGTTTTTCTTCTAACATTTCATTTCTTAGTGTAAGAGCTTTAATTTGTTGTATAAGTGTTTCATTATCAGTAATATTGGGTAAAGGTGGAGGATTTGATTTATTATTTTTATTCAAATCAATTACCTTTTGTTGTAACAATTGTATAAATCGTTGTTGTTCCTCGTTTCTTTTGGTAAATTCTTGTATTTGTTTTTTCTGTTGTTCTATAATTTGAACGATTTGTTGGCTATTTAGTTGTACTGGTGGACCGCCATTTTGTGACATCATAATAGGTCCATTCATTTTTTGTTGTTCTTCCATTTGTCTTATCATTTCAGCACGTTTTGCTTCAATTTCTTTAATCTGTTTTAAAACATCCGGTTTCATTTCTGGTTTTCCAGGGTCATATTTTTCTAATAAACCATCAATATCCTCCATAAAGAATTTTTTTATATCTTTTTCATTTTCATTTCGAATAAAAGTATCGACAGTTTTGGAAGACTCTTTGAAAAATTGTGGGTCTTGTTTCTGGTCGAACATTTTGCGTTTATCAAATGTATTATGTTCGTGGGAAAATACAAGAATACTCTTCAAAGGGTCTAATTGAACGAACGGAATCGTATATTCTTTTAAAAATGCTTTTTCTTCAGCAAGTGCAGCACCATCTTCATATCTTGTTTGTTCTAACAATTTAGTTCGAAAAGCAAATGTTCCAGCGGTTGCGTGATTTGGACCATATGGTCCACATTGTATCATTTTATCCATTCCTTTAAAATATACGTAAATTTCACTAGAACCAGCACATAACGCATTAGGGTCAGATTGTAAACGTTCTACCGCGTGTGAAACACGATTTGGTGGATAATAATCATCATCATCCATATATACAATTATAGAACCTCTTACGAATTTATGCATATAATTACGCTTTTCACCAAGAAACATTTTGTTTTCAACTTCAAAATACCGGATTTGAGGAATATTAGAATCTACAATTAAATCTTTGATTTTATCCGTTCCATCATCTACGATAATCCATTCTATTCTGTCTTTTGGATAATCTTGATTACGAAAACAAGTAAACATATTTTCAATAAATGGGCGTCGATTGAAAGTAGGCGTACATATACTCACAAAAGGATACTTTTCAAAATATTCTTTATTATTAGGTTTGTTTTTACCCATTCAATTTATAAATATAATATTATTAACTATTTATATTTATAAATCAAAACTAATATATTTATGTAATAGAGTTAATTATTTTCCGATTTGTTGTAAATTAGATAATAAATTCACGCCCTTTTTTAACCCATCTTGAAGTTCCTTATTATCATCAACATTTAACTTTTCAGATATGTTTTTTACTGTATCTTGTAAATCTTCTGGTTTTATTGTTTCCTTTATAGTTTCCATTGCGTGTAAAGGGTTCGTAGTTGTAGTAGGTGTTTCTTCATTGGTTGTTGGGTTTGAAGTTTCGTTGTTTTTATCACCTTTTATAATGGATATAATTGTATAGGCTGCTACTATCATTATACCAGCTACTGAAGAAACCATAGTTGTTGATTTTAATGTATTGCTTTTTAGATTTATCCCTGAATCAATTAAAGCGTATAACATCACCATAACAAATCCTAATTGAATACAATTATCATACATGTAATTGAAAATCATTACCATATAGTTTATTACTTTCTCGAAAAAGGATAGTGGCTGACAAGGTGTGTCTCTTCGTTCATTCGGTTTGTATTCATCAAAAAATTTATCAATCAATGTTTTTATTTCTAGTATGCTATGGTCGCCTTTAAAAATGGGTATAGAAAAGAACGTATAAGATATTATAAATGTAAGACATAAACAAGTTGCGAGCGGAACACCCAAGAAGAATAAATACAATGCTATAATGATTTTTTCAAACCAGAAATAAGGGTTCAAAACTTTGAATAATGACCAAAGCCCACCCCCTCCCGGTAGTAAAGATGCTAATGGATTTGATTCTATAAATGTTAATAAGAACATAATCAAAGTAACAAAATAAATAATGATTGTAAGTATACCACTAAAATCAAATTTCGCAATATCTAATAATATGTTTTTAATCAGTTCACCAGAATTATTTGCTAAAAATGTAAATGAAACCAATATAGCCATAAATATCAATATTAACACAATCTTACTCATACCATTTTTATCTATTTTTGAGGTTATAAAATCGGGTAAAATACTTGTGGTAAAAGTTATCAGAAAATCAGGAAAAAATAGAGGTATATTTGTAAATTTATCTATTAACCAAAATAACGGATTGGGAAAAGTATTATGATGAATAAAATTTCTAGGAGTTTTCCATACATTTACTTTTGAACCATTTTCAAATCGAAAAAATGTAATAAACGCCCAATTATATACAGCAATTGATGCTACAATTATTGATAAAATCCAATTAAAATATTTTTTAACATGTTTTACATCAGATTCATTAAATGTATCTCCAGAAAAAGTCTTAGTTAAATGATATATAAAGTTGTCATATTTATCTTTTATTTTTCTATATGTATCTTCTATGATTTCAGCATAGGATCTTGCTTTATAAAGTGTCTTTTTACCACCTTCGTATATATCGTCTGGGTCAGTCCATTCATCATCTTTAAATGATACTATTGGATTTAAATTAAGACCTTCTATTATTGGTTTTTTGTTGTTATTTTCTTCTTCTGGCATTTCATGAATATTAACAAGCGGTTCTATGTTTTTGATATTCATCATTTTTTTCTTTTTCTTCACATTTTTTATTTTATTCTTCATATGTTCCGTTTCAAAATCAAGTATATTCTTTTTCTTATTTACATCACTAAATACTTTATTTCCTTTTACTTGTTCTTTCATTTATATATTATACTATTATTAGTTATAATATACAATTGTATAAAAAATCTATATAATCCGCATTAGAATTATCTAGCATATAACATACCACAAGAACCATTTATAAATGATAATACATTATAGCGTTCTTCATATAAAGTCAAATTATAGTTATAATCATACAATCTCCAATTTTCTTTACGGAAACCTATTGGATTTCCTTCACCATCACATATGACATCAAACCGTGAATTTATTTCATCTATTGGTGGCACGTAAGTAGTTATTTCTAATTCTATATTTTTAAATTTACTCAAATTGATTGCTCCCGAAGGTTGATATTCAAATGGACTTGTGTCTAAACAGAAATTATAACAATAAATACCTTCTTTTGCTGAACCCTTAGTTCGTGTATATTTTTCTATATAATCATAAATACCACGCGTTAGAATATTTTCACGATAAGCACCATCTAATTCAATACCCATAGTTTCTAATATATCTTTTCTA